ACATCATATCCATTTAAAGTAAGTGGAGAGAACATCACAATCGTTATAAAACAAATAGGTGATAATAATAAAACAGATTATTCAAATCACTTGACTTTTTATGGTGAGGATATGACTTTAGATTATACAGCAACTGGTGATGGTAATAAATTAAGAATAGATAGTGATGATACGGATGCTACTGGACATTATTTAGACCACGATATTACAGGTGATTCAAATGTAGTAGATTATGATACCTGGGGAGATGATTCAACAAATTTCAATGTTGATTTAGATATTACTGGAGACTCAAATACATTTTGGGTACAGAATAGAGGAGATAATCACTTCTTATATGTTCTTATATCAGGTGATAGTAATACCGTAGAGTGGTATAGTACAACAGATTCAGTAGGGTTTAATACAAACTCTAACAAGGCAATTGGTCCACAATCAACATCACACGGACAGTTTGCAGACAGTTCAGGTAGTGAAGGTGCAAGTGCAGACATTTATATTATTGGTAACTCAAATGTAATACATACTTCAACATATGGTACAGGTAACTATCAACTACACGACATTATAGGTTCTTCAAACCTTTTAGATATACACTCTAGTTACACTGGTTCTGATACAGACCCATATGGAGACTCAATGATTATATCAGGCGATAGTAATTATTTAAGGACTTATATATCTGGTGATAGTAATACAATAAGATTACATATGGCAGGTGGAAATAATACTGCTAAAATTTATCTTTATACAGATAGTTCAGTAATAAACTTTGCTCAAACAGGTGGTGGCAACACAGGTCAAGTTACTATATCAGGTGATTCAATTTACGATTACACATTAAACTTTTCACAAAATGGATCCGATAATTGTACATATTCGTACAACAGAAACAATCAAACAGCAGATGTAACTGCTACAGTATCAAACGGATGTTAAATGAAACTATTTCATAATCCTTGGGAAAAATGGGCGATAATAATTTGTGTTACTGTATTATTAGTATTAGGAATATCATCAGCTAAATCTCAAATAACAAGTCCAAAAGTTGGCGAAGTCATAGGTCAAATGGGTACGACTTGGAATGAAAGAGAAGGATCAACTCAAAATACCTCAATGGGTTATGAGTTGCAGATGAATGACTTTTTACAAACAGGTGAAGATGGTGGTATGATATTATCTTATGTTGATAATACTAAATTTACAATGGGACCAAATACAGAATTAACTATTGATGAATTTGCTTTTGATACTTCTGTTGTACCAATAGAAATTGCAATGAACATATCGGTTAATGTTGGTACATTTACATATGAATCAGGTCAAGTATCTACATTAGGTGGAGAAGTTAATATTAATGCTGGTAATGCTACAATTACAGTACAAGGTACTGCTTTTTCAGGTACGGTAACATCTTCAGGTCAAGCAACTATTACTTTGTTGCCAGATAGTTCTGGTGCAGTAGGACAAGTAACTGTATCCAATGACGCAGGTTCTCAAACAATAACTAACGCTTACAATTCAGTAACCGTTTTATCAAATGACTTAGCACCAACACCTCCAAAAATAGAAACTAATAAACAAGATATTATTGAGTTAGATGAATTTGAAGAAGAAATAAAAGATGAAAGTCAAAAACATTTTGGTGATATGGATTCAAAATCTGAAATGTCTAAAGAAGAATCTGAAGCACAGGAGATGGAAGAGGCAATCATAAATGAAGAAGTAAGTATAGTAGAAGATAGTAATACAATTGTTGCTACAGATTTATCAGTTGGTGAAACAGACGCAATAGTTGAAACAAAATCAGCAGAAGAAACAGCATTAGTTGAAATAGAAGAAGTTGATACATCTTATTATGACGAATGGGAAAGTGATTTAAAAGATTGGGGTTATATAGATGAAGATAACCAGATTTCAGTTTGGGATGCCGAAGGTGAAAAAACTATGGATTGGGATGACGCAAAGAAAATGTATGCAGAAATGGATCAAGCATACTTTGACGCCATTGGTTGTTCAGATTGTACTTGGGATACTATTGATTGGGATACTATTGATTGGGATGAGGTAGATTGGGATGCTTATTCTGACAAGTATAATGAACTATTAGAAGACTATGGTTTAACTTCTTGGAATGTAGAAGTAGAAGAGCAAGATGTAGTTGAAGATACAAAAGATGAAACAGAAGTACAAGCAATTGAAGGATATACTTGGGAAGATTTTGCTTTAGATGATGACTACTATAACAATGCAGAATACAAAGCACAAGGTGGACCTCCAACATTAACTGTACAAAACTATTGTGAGTACAATGGATACGAAGACTACTGGTGCAACCAAGACTATGTTGATTACTTAAATGACTGGTACAAAGATGACTGGACTTTAAAAGTAACCAATGATAGTTGGACTAAAGAATCTAAAAAGATATTTGGTAAATTATATGGTTGGTGTGGATCGTGGCCGAATTATAAAATGTGTGATGACCAACCTAAACCCTGGAAGATGAAAGACTTAAAGAAGACTTACATAACTGATTGGGAGTGGGCAGATTGGGACACATATTGGGACGCATTATACGATTGGTGGTACACAGGTTACGATTACAATAATGAAGATGATGAGACCAATTGGGAAGATGAATATTCTTATGAAGATGACTATGATATAGACGCAGAATTAGAATTATTATTAGCAAGTTATGATGAAGAAGAGTGTTTAAAATATGGATACTATTGGGACAATGCTAATCAATCTTGTGGTAGTGAATGGGTTGATAACGAAGGTAATGAAACTTCGGTAACTGCTAGTGGTGAAACATTAAACTACTCTACTGGAGATGTAACTCAAACTCTAACTACAACAGATGGAGTAACAGGTGCGACTTCAAGTGCAACTTCCACTGGAAGAGTATCAACATTAGGCAATGATTTTGACGCAGATTCAAGTACAAGTGGCGATTACACAATCATAAATAGATATAACGATAATCATAGAGCATATGTAAAGACTGAAACGAGTAAAGAGGCAGATATTCAGATTTTACAAGATAAAGAAGCTCAACACCTTGACGTAGGAAATTCTTCTACACAAAATAATATTACAGTAATACAAACGGATTAAATATGGACTACGGAACTATCACTCTATTCTTAATATTTGGAATACTTATCTATATGAATTGGTCTATTTACAGATGGATAGATAGAGAATTTTAATGCCTGATTTACAAGTAGATATAGCAAAACTCAAAAAAGACATAGAACAAGTCAATAATATCAATATACGTTTAGACACAGCAATAGACAAATTAACAGATGTATCAACATCTATTAAGTCTATGTTGGCGGTACACTCCGAAAAGATTGCTAGACAAGAACAAGTTGATGAAATTATATTTGAAAAATTGAAAGAAAGAGCAGGTGAAATTGACAATGTACATAGAGAATTAACTAGAGAAATAGAACAAAGTGAAAGACGTTTATTATTAGAAATTAAAGCAATAAGAAACGATATTGGTGCTAGAGTTGGTATGTTAGAAAAATATAGATGGATTATATTAGGTGCTGCTATAGTAATAGGATGGATAGTATCTGGCAATTTCTCCGAAATTGTTAGGATGATGAGCTAATAGGATACTCGTAGGTTTTACCCCTGGAAAACACCCAGGCATTTTTTTTGTTCAGGACCTTTTTCGTACAGACTTGACTATTTTCGTGAAATGGTGTATATTATGAGATAGTGTTATGTCAAGTTTTATAGATTTAAAGTATATTAATGCTATCTCTTCAGCATTAAGTCAGTTTAAAAAGAAGACAGATTATCTTTTCAATTTCAGGTGTCCACATTGTGGAGACTCGCAGAAGAGTAAGACTAAAGCAAGAGCATATCTTTATAGAGTAAAAAATGATATGTTCTTTAAATGCCACAATTGTGGTATGGGTCAGAATTTAGCAAATTTCATTAAATTCTTGGATCCTAAAAAATACGGAGAATACTTATTAGAGAGATACAAAGGATCGGCACCTTCCACGCCCCAACCTAAATTTGACTTTAAACCCACAAAATTTAAAGAAACAAATTTACTAGATTCTTGTATTAAAGTAAGTACGTTAAAAGACGGACATCCTGTAAAGGAGTACGTAAAGAAAAGATTGATACCTCCACAATATTATGATATAATTTATTTTGTTGACAAATTTCATAATTTTGCCAATAAAGTGAAACCAGGAACTTTTAAAGAAAAATATGAACACCCTAGATTAATTATTCCTTTCTTTGATGTAACTGGTAAGTTGTTTGCATTTCAAGGCAGAGCATTTGGAAAAGAACAACCAAAATATATTACTATTAAACTTGATGAATCAAAACAAAAAGTATATGGACTTGAACGTGTAAATTATCAAAAACATATTTACATAGTTGAAGGTCCACTTGATAGTTTGTTTTTAGATAATTGTTTAGCAGCAGGTGGTGCTGACTTAACATTGAGAGTGTCAAGTGACCAAGTTACATATATATTTGACAACGAACCTCGTAATAAAGAAATCATAAAAAGGATGTACGCAGTAGTTGAAAAGGATTATAATGTAGTAGTCTGGCCAAATGATGTGCAACTTAAAGATGTAAATGAAATGATAATGAATGGAATGAAAATAAGTGAACTAAAAGATATCATAAGTAATAATACATTTAGCAAATTAGAGGCATTAACGAAATTAAACTATTATAAAAAATGTTAGGAGAAAGATGGTGAACGAAAATATAAGTGTAGTGAAACGTAATGGAAGAGGTAAAGAATCTCTTAACATTGAGAAGATACATCAAATGGTAGAATATGCGTGTGAAGACATAACGCAAGTTTCTGCTTCTTCTGTAGAAATGAATAGTGGTCTACAATTTTATGATGGTATATCAACAAACGAAATTCAACAAATCTTAATCAAGTCAGCAAACGACTTAATCACTTTAGAAAATCCAAATTATCAATATGTTGCCGCTAGACTATTACTCTATAGTTTAAGAAAACAATTATTTCATAAAATGTGGGATCATCCACATATTTTTACACACGTACAAAATAATATAGAAAAGGGTATCTATGATAAAGATATTTTAAATTGGTATGATAAAAAAGATTTTGATAGAATGGAAAATTGGTTAAATCACGAAAGAGATTATACATTTACATATGCAGGTTTAAGACAAGTTATTGATAAGTACCTAGTGCAAGATAGAAGTACAGGACAAATTTATGAAACTCCACAATTTATGTATATGATGATAGCTGCTACATTATTTTCACAATATCCAAAGAGTAAGAGGATGAGTTATGTTAAAAGATATTATGACGCAATTTCAAGATTTAAAATTAATATTCCAACGCCTGTTATGGCAGGTGTTAGAACTCCCATTAGGCAATATGCGAGTTGTGTATTGGTTGATGTTGATGATACTTTACCTAGTATTTTTTCTAGTGATATGGCGATAGGTAAGTATGTTGCTCAAAGAGCAGGTATTGGTATCAATGCAGGACGTATTAGAGGAATTAATTCACGTATTAGAGGTGGTGAAGTACAACACACAGGTGTTATACCATTTCTAAAAAAATTTGAGGCAACTGTTAAGTGTTGTACTCAAAATGGAGTACGTGGTGGTAGTGCAACGGTTCACTTCCCTATTTGGCACAAAGAAATAGAAGATATAATTGTTTTAAAAAATAATAAAGGTAGTGAAGATAATAGAGTTAGAAAATTAGATTACTCTATACAGTTATCAAAATTATTTTATGAAAGATTTATTAATGATGAAGAGATAACTTTATTTTCACCACACGAAGTACCAGAACTTTATGAAGCGTGGGGATCAAAAGAATTTGATAAACTTTATGAAACGGCAGAAAGAAAAACAAGTGTTTGGAAACATAAAATCAAAGCACAGGACTTGTTTATGGCAATTTTAAAAGAAAGAGCAGAAACAGGTCGTATTTACATTATGAATATAGACCATTGTAATACTCATTCCTCTTTTAAAGATAGAGTTTATATGTCTAACTTATGTCAAGAGATTACTTTACCTACAGACCCTATAAGTCATATAGATGGTAATGGAGAAATTGCATTATGTATTCTATCAGCAATTAATGTAGGACTTTTAAAAGATTTAGATGAATTAGAATCCTTATGCGATTTAGCAGTAAGGTCATTAGACGAAGTTATAGACCATCAAAAATATCCAGTTAGAGCGGCAGAAATTTCTACAAAAAATAGAAGAAGTTTAGGAATTGGATATATTGGTCTTGCTCATTACTTAGCAACATTAGGACTTGGTTATGAAACTAAAACTGCTTGGAAAGAAGTAGATAAGTTATCAGAAGCATTCCAATATTATCTATTAAGAGCAAGTAATGAATTAGCAAAAGAAAAGGGAAAATGTGAATCCTTTTCTAAAACAAAGTATTCAGATGGTATCTTACCAATTGACACCTACAAAAAAGAAGTTGATGAGATTGTATCTCGGAAACTTTCATATAAATGGGAAGACTTGAGGAAAGATATTAAGGAATTTGGGTTAAGACATAGCACACTCACGGCTCAAATGCCTTCTGAAAGCTCTAGCGTGGTTTGTAATGCCACAAACGGCATTGAACCACCTAGAGATTATATTTCAGTTAAGAAGAGTAAGAAAGGTACTTTAAAACAAGTTGTACCTGATTATAAAAGATTAAAAAATAATTATACATTGTTATGGGATATGAAATCTAACGAAGGATATATAAACATAGTAGCAGTAATGCAGAAATATTTTGACCAATCAATTAGTGGAAATTGGTCATATAATCCTGAAAATTATGATGAAGGAGAAATACCATTATCAATAATGGCAGAAGATTTATTGACAACTTATAAGTTAGGATGGAAGACTTCTTATTATCAGAATACATATGATAGTAAAAGAGATATAGAGGAACCTGTACATCCTATTGGTTGGAAAGATGATGTACCAGAAGCAAAGACTATAATGGAGAAAAAAGACGAAGAAGAATGTGAAACCTGTGTAATTTAAAAGGAATTTTATGGCATTTTTATGTGCAAATGTACCACATACGGAAGTACTAGTTAAAAAACAATACCTTTATGATTTTAAAAAAGGTCACGGAGAATTTGAACCAGGTATCTGGTGTACTGTTAAAAGTATTCAAGGTAGAGCATTATACTTTGAAACTTATTTGTATGAAACAGGAGCATTATATGATAAACTTCCTATATCAGCATTTGTATGGAAAAAGACAAAAGAAGATATAACATTACCAGAATTACAATTATGGGATTGTTTTGATTATGATATTACTATTATTGAAAAACAATTAGTAAGTGGTAATAGATGTACGTTTCTATCACCAAGTAAGAAATTATATGAAGGAAATTATATGTTTAGTATAGATAGTTGTCGTGCAACAAACAAAGAACTTAATGTAGGGTATAGTGAAACTCCTTCACAACATAAATCATTTAACATATTAAAATTAGATAATGGACATTTTGCTGCTCAACCTAATAATAGAGTTTTGTTTTATGATAAATCATTAACCCCTAGTAAAGTAAAAGTGCCAGATTATAAAGTATCTACTATAGAGTATAGTGTAGATAATATGGATAAATGGACAGCAGGTGATAGTGATGAACACCATTATGAGTTAACAGAATCAGAAAGATTACAGAAAGAATTAGAACCGATAAATGACTAAAAGTGTATTCAATACAGATAAAAAGTTAGATTATACTAAACAACCTATGTTTTTTGGTAAAGATTTACAGGTACAAAGATATGATGAATTAAAATATCCTATCTTTAATAAATTGTTTCAACAACAATTAGGTTATTTCTGGAGACCTGAAGAAGTATCTTTACAAAAAGATATATCAGATTATAAAGAATTAAATGAACAAGGTAAGTTTATATTTACATCTAATTTAAAATATCAAACAATGATGGATAGTGTGCAAGGTAGAGGACCTGCTTTAGCATTTTTACCTTTTGTTTCAATACCTGAATTAGAGAGTTGTGTTCTTGCGTGGGACTTCTTTGAAAACATACACTCACACTCTTATACATATATCATAAAAAATTTATATTCAAATCCTAGTGAAGTTTTTGATACTATAATTACAGATGAAAAAATTGAAAAAAGAGCAATTAGTATAACACAAAGATATGATGATATGATTAATTTAGGTTATAAATGGCAACTAACACCAGATAAAGTTGATATGTATGAATTGAAAAAGAAATTATATTTAACATTGATGACTGTTAATATATTAGAAGGATTAAGATTTTATGTTTCTTTTGCGTGTTCGTTTGCATTTGGAGAACTAAAAATGTTAGAAGGTTCTGCTAAAATACTTTCTTTAATTGCAAGGGATGAAACTTTGCATTTATCAATCACACAAAGAATACTTAATAACTATCGTGATAATGAAAACGATAAAATTATGGATAAAGTGATTAAAGATTCAGAAAAAGAAGTTTATACAATGTATGAAAATGCAGTAGGACAAGAGAAACGTTGGGCAACTTATTTGTTCTCTAAAGGTTCTATGATAGGTCTTTCAGAAAAACTATTACACCAATTTGTAGAGTATATGGCAAATAGACGTATGAGAGCAATAGGATTAGAACCAAGATACGACCAAAAAGTAAATCCATTACCTTGGGTTGACCATTGGTTAAATAGTAGGTCATTACAAAATGCACCACAGGAAACAGAAATTGAAAGTTATGTTATAGGCGGAATTAAACAAGATGTACAAAAGGATCAGTTTAAAAAATTTAAATTATAATACATATATATTATGGACGAAGAGATAGGAAAGAGCATTAGGTTTAGTTGTGATAATTGTAAGGTAAGTTACACAATAAAATATGACGAAGACGAAACAGATATGAAACCTGAGTCTTGTCCATTTTGTAGTTATGAAGTAGAAGAAGAAGATGAAAATGAAGTTGGAGATGAAAATGAAGAAACTAGTTGGGATTGATTATAGTTTAACAAGTCCTGCCATATGTGTTACAGATAACTTTAAGTTTGAATATAGTCATTTTTATTTTCTTACTAATAAGAAAAAACATATGGGCAAATTTGGTAATATAATTGGTTATGAACATCAACCGTGGACAGACCCTATCCAAAGATTTACTCAAATTTCTGATTGGGTTTTAAAAGTCTTAAAATTAAATCACTCTAAAGACAATATAGATACACTAGCAATAGCAATAGAAAACTATTCTTATGGTTCTAAAGGTCAAGCATTATTTCAAATAGCAGAAAATTGTGGCATACTTAAATATAGATTAGCAGAACAAAAATACAAATATAGTGTTATTGTACCAAGTGTTGTTAAGAAATTTGCTACAGGTAAAGGTAATGCAGATAAAGAAATGATGTACGAACAATTTTGTAAAGATACAAAAACAGATTTAAAGAAGTTATTAGATACAGCAAAGGCAGGTAATCCAGTATCAGATATAGTTGATAGTTGGTATATAGCAAAGGCACATTATGGGCGACTTTAAAATATTAATACTTGCATATTTAATTGGGCATAGTCCAATAGAAACACAACAAACTTTTCAAATGGAAGGTTGGTATAAAAGTATGGAAGAGTGTAAAAAAGAATTACTTTTACAAAAACCAGATGGAAGATACGAAGTGATGAACGAGTTTGTTGTAGATGGAGAGTTTAAATGGGATTGGTTAGTTGCAGGTTGCAAAAGTGATACAACAGGAGAAGAATTCCAGATTTGGCCAAGTTATCCTAAAGGCAAACCAAAGGAGTTAGAAGGCATTGAGTTTGATGTTTTTGAATTACAAGTATGAAATTATTAAAAGCAAGACAATATGTAACCTGTCAACACGCACCATTAAAAGGAATAAAACCTAAAGTTACAATAGTGCCTGTTAAAGATATAATGTTAACTGCTGATTATGAATGGATGATAAAAAGATATCCTGCTTTTAAAACTAGTATTGAAAGTGCAGGTATGAAGTTTCCTATTATCTATACAGATTTAGAACATTATTGGTTGAAAAGAAGATGGAAGAAAGACGAAGAAGGAAATTGTATACCTGGTTTATCAGTACACACAGGTAATAAAAGAGTGTATTGGGCAAAGAGAAATGGGTTTACCCATATAGAAGGATACTTTGTTAATAATAAAGATGAACAAGCGGCAATAGTTAGACAAACATTTTTAGCACCTGCTAGTTTTCCAACTACAAATGCTCGTGCATACCAAGAGGAGGTTAATAAAATATGACTTTACCAGAATTAGCAAATTTTAAACCAGATGAATTAGACAATTTTGCTCAAAATAATTTTATGGTATATAATTGGGCAATGCCAGTTGAAGATTGTAAAATGATTATTGAGAAATTTGAACAGGTAGTTAAATATGATATGTCCCAGGTAGATACATTTAAAACTGGTCATAAAGAATTTACAGAAATAGATATAGACAAATATGGTGATTCAGATTTTTGGAGAGAACCTAAAAAGAAATTTATTGCAATGATTAAAGAATATAAAGCAAGATTTATGAAAAATTTGAGTATTAAAGATTTAGATTTTCCACCAGTAATAGATATGGAAAATATAAGAATAAAAAAATATATGCCTAATGACAAAGACCAATTTAAAGTCCACGTAGATGTTGTTCGTTCTATGGGTGATTCAGCTAAAAGATTTTTAGTTTTTGTATTATATCTTAATGATGTTGAACAAGGTGGTCATACATTGTTTCCAAAACCTAATATATGGGTAAAACCAAGAGCAGGAAGATTGTTAGTATTTCCACCCTTTTGGACTCACCCACACGCAGGATTAAAACCATTAAGTGGTCCAAAATATATTATGATGTCTTATTTACATTATGGGGACGCAGAAGATCCGAGGTATAAAAAATAATGTATCAACCATTACCAGACGAATTATATATTAGAAGAAGTGCCATTGAAGGTATGGGTTTATTTGCTAAAGAAGATATTGATGGTAATGTTAATTTAGGTTTAAGCCATATAGTTGTTGATGGTGAGCTTATAAGAACACCATTAGGAGGTTTTGTTAATCATAGTGATAAACCTAATTGTATAAAAATTAAAGAAGGTGATAGGTATAGTTTATTTACCTTGCGTGATATAAAAGCGGAAGAAGAAATAACATTGGAATATACTTTTTATAATGTAAATGAACTTGGAACAAAGTAAAGAACTATTTAAAAAAAATATATATTCAGTAGAGATAGGTATTCATAACTATTGTAATAGAACTTGTACATTTTGTCCTTTATCAAGAAAAGATGTAAATAGAAGAGTGAAAAGAAATATGACCTTTATGACGGATGCAATGTATTTAAGTATATTAAATCAATTAGCAGAAATAGATTTTAATGGTCGTATAGATTTTACAAGATATCACGAACCACTTTCAGATAAAGAAGCAATATTAGAAGCAGTAAGAGCAGCTAAAAGAATTATACCTAAAGCAAAGATTAATATTAATACCAATTCAGATTATCTTAATAAAGAGTACATACAAGAGTTGATAGAAGCAGGCGTAGATAATATAGCAATGCAAGCGTATTTAAAAAATGGTGCAACTGTTTATAATGAAAACGAAGTATTTGAACGTATTAACCATATATGTGATAGAATAGGTGTAGAAAGAATTAATCCAGATGAACATAAAAATAAAGATTGGATTATATACAGACTGCCACAATTTAAAGGTTCTATTCACGCAAGAAATTATTGGAAGAATGGAACTAATAGAGCAGGTAGTGTGCCAATAGATTTAGGTTATACACGAACACAACCTTGTACTAGTATGAATAAAGGAATTTTTATAGAGTTTGATGGTTCAATGACTATCTGTTGTGATATGTTGACACCAGAAGTCCATAGTAAATGGGCAGTAGGTAATTTAAAAAAAGAACCTAGTTTGTTTTTAAACTATACTAGTGATTACTATACAGAATGGAGAGAAAGAATTAATAGAGCAGATTGGTTTAAAGGTTCTCCTTGTATAGTTTGTAAAAGGGATGTAAGAGGTAAAGAGGCAAGATAATGTGTGCGATACACGGAATATTATATAGGTCTAAAGAGTTAATGGATGAAATGTTGTGCCAAGCACATCATAGAGGACCTGATGGTAATGGTCAATGGAGTGATGAAGATATTACTTTAGGTCATAATCTATTATCAATTATAGACACTACAGAAAATTCAAAACAACCTTGGTTTCATAATGATTGGGTATTAGTTTATAATGGAGAGATATATAATTATAAAGAATTAGGTTTTAAAACTAAAACTAATACAGATACAGAAGTTTTAATTAGAGGTTTGGAAAAAGAAGGTTCATCATTTATTAAAAAATTAGATGGTATGTTTGCCTTTGCCGCTTATAATAAAAAGAAAAAAGAATTAATACTTGCTAGAGATAGTAATGGTGCAAAACCTTTATATTATGGTTATATAAATGATAAGTTAGCATTTTCTTCTGAAATTAAAAGTTTATTAGCAATAGGATTTGAAAGAAAAGTAGATAAAGAAGCATTTAAACATTATTATAAACAAGGATATAATTCTGGTTATTTAACTTTATTCAAAGGTATAAAGAAATTAGTACCAGGTGAGTATGTTAAAATTAAT